AAACCTAGTAAACTACTACTAGTAACTTCGCTTAATATAAAGGACATAACATGAAGATATATACTTTGACTATTGTTTACAACGACAAGGATGAAGAGATAGAATACATTCATGAGGAGTTGAAGAGTGAGACTGAAGCTTTTTTAGAAGAGATGGTTGGCGCTGACTTAGCGGGGTATATAGATGAAGATGATGATGGAGATGCTACCAGCTTTAATATAGTAGGGAAAGCTTAATAAAACGCTAAAGCGTTTTGGAATACGAGTTATGACTCGAAAGGGAGACAATGAAAGAGAAAAAACCTACTCTTGCTAGAGGCCTTGGGGATACTCTTGCGAGAGTTATTAATCGTACTACTGGCATTGAGCCTTGTAGTTCTTGCGATAAACGAAAGGATGCGTTAAATAAATGGTTCCCATACAAGAAAGATCTGGATACTTGAAAGGGAAAGATCAAGCTACGCATACGTGACCGTATTCGTCTAAACCTCATCCGGTGGGTGAGAAACATCGCATTCCAGGCGGTCGTATCCATGGAGAAGAGACAGGCTCTGTCTATTACCGCTATCCAGAAAAGAAATACAAAGAAGGTCAGTGAGAGAAAGAAAGCATTTGAAGCTGGCAGATTGCATGAGAGGAAGATCTTAATTGAGATATTACAGCGTGAGCGGGATAGAGCACAAAGTTTACGATCCGGAGGATCAACTTGAAAATGGACTCGTTGTTATCGAAGATTGGCGCGATAGTCGCATTGGCGACTGGGTCAAGGCTGACGATGACTGTATAATCCAGGTGTTGAGAAAAGGACAGATGGTTCGCAAATATGGGCGGAACAAGGTCAGGGAATACGTGGGCACGTGCACAGGAACTTTTCCTGTAGGCAAAAACGTTAAAATGGACACAAGTCGCAGAGTGAATATTTATACTTTCGGGGGAAGTAAAAGCTCTGAGGATATTCTCTTGGACCGGACCACACTTACCCGCTGCGAACTAGTTTTCGTACAATTCTTAACATCTGGCATGAGTCCACAAGAGGCATACTTAAAATCATTCCCTACAAAGAATGTTAATTATGCTTCTGTTAAATCATCACAACTAATGAGAACGGAGAGGGTATATACAGCTATGAAAGAAGAATTAAAGCCAGTATGTGAAGAGTTAGGTATAGATTCTAAGTCCGTATTAGAGGATATACAGTATGCATCTAAGAATTCAGAGAAGGAAGACGTTAGGCTTAGAGCATTATTTAAACTAGCTGATATATTGGATCTAGAAGATAAAAATCAAACAAGGGTCACTCAAGTATCTGGAGCATTATTTCAGGGATTTACTCCTGAACAATTAGAAAGTGCTGAGAGACCTCAAATATCAGAAGGAAATAAAGATGGCAAATAACGCATTTGATGCAATGAATGGTGCAGCTGGTAATGATATGTATGTTACTGGAGGTTCTATTACAATGTCCGAATATGAGCAGAATATGAATCCAGAAGATCAAAGAAAGTATGAAACTCTCTTAATGGATGAGTTTATGTCTGCTTATGGTAGTGATCCCCATAAAGGTAATTTAGATTTTAAACATTGGCTAGGGACATTAAACTTTGAACTCTTACGTGAAAGAGCATTAAAGTTTGACGATATTATAGCTGGCAATCGTGGGTTGCAAAAATTAAGATCAATGCCAGATGGTAGGCCATTAGAGGATGCAGGTATGCTTCAAAAATTAGCTCACCTACATACAGGTAGAATTGAAGATCTTGCAGAGATAGTTTCTACTATGGAGCCTCAACGATCTCCACAGCAGGATCCGCAACTTAGAATGCCTTAGTGGCCAATATAAATACTAGGGACGTTTCTACTGCCGAAGAGCAGCTTTTAATGGCCAAGAATGATATTATATCATTTGGCAAGTTATTCTTGCCTGATGATTTTACTCGTTCTGAAACACCATTCTTTCATTATGTGGTGGCAGATGCAGTTAATGATCTAAGCGTTAAGCAGTTAGCAGTAATACTGCCTAGGGGTCATGGCAAGACAGTATTAACTAAGTGTAGTATATTACATGATTTTGTATTTACAAAAGATCCTTTATTCTATGGTTGGGTAGCTGCTTCTAGTAAGATATCCGTGCCTAACTTAGATTATGTAAAATATCATTTGGAGTATAATGAAAAGTTTCTGTATTATTTCGGTGATTTAAAAGGTAAAAAATGGACAGAAGATGATATCGAACTTAAGAATGGCACTAAACTTATCAGTAAGTCTAACCTGTCAGGTATTAGGGGTGGCGCTAAGCTCCATAAAAGATACGACCTCATCGTCTTGGATGATTTTGAGGACGAAAATAATACCGTTACACCAGAGTCTCGCTCTAAAATCAGCAACCTTGTTACGGCTGTTGTATTCCCTGCTTTGGAACCTGGTACTGGGCGTCTTCGTATTAATGGCACTCCCGTTCACTATGACTCTTTCATTAACAATATTCTCGTTAATTACGATAGGGCACAATCAGAAGGAAAAGATTTCAGTTGGAAAGTCGTAACACATAAGGCAATACAGGATGATGGTACTCCTTTGTGGCCTAGTTGGTTTGGGCATAAGGAGATGGAGAGAAAGAAGAAGTTTTACAGTGATTCAGGACAACCTCAGAAATTCTATCAAGAATATATGATGGAAGTCCAGAGTGCAGAGGATGCAATCTTTACTAGGGATCATATAAAATATTGGGATGGTAACTTTATACATGAAGAAGAGACTGGGATATCGTATATACACACGAGGGAAGGAGATGTTAAACCTGTTAATGTCTTCTCCGGTGTTGATCCCGCTACAGATTCTGCTCGTAGGGACAGTGACTTTAGCGTCTTACTTACTGTTGGTGTTGATGCAGACAATAATGTATATATTCTCGATTATATACGTAAGCGCAGCCTCGCTGTTCTTGGGATTCCAGGAGATGGGAAGAAAGGTATTGTAGATTATATGTTTCAGATAAACAATATATTCCACCCAAATCTATTCACTGTTGAAGATACAACAATGTCTAAACCAGTATTTCAAGCTCTTGTTGCAGAAATGAGACGTAAGAATGACTTCTCTGTAAAGTATGTAGCTGAAAAACCAGGCAATAGAATGTCTAAGAGAGATAGGATACAGGAGATATTAGCTCAAAGGTTTTCAATTGGCTCTATACATTTAAAGAGAAACATGTATGACCTGCAAAGGGAGATTATAACATTTGGACCCAGAATGGGTCATGACGATACTATTGATGCCTTAGCATATGCTTGTAAGTATGCGCATCCGCCTAAAGGTCTTTTGGAGAATAAGGATGGTAGTTTTTATAGAAACAAACCTAGAGCTAAAAGCTGGGTAACTGCATAATGGCTGATTGTTTTACATTAAAAGATTTAAGTCCTAAAAAGAAGAAAGAGGAAGAAGAAAAGAAAGATGATTAATCTCTTATTGTTTACAGCATTATTAAACGTACATGAAATACAAGCATTACCAGAGGATCCACCAAAGATAGAGGCTAGACGTCGGGGAAAGCACCAGAAGGGGAGACGACGTGGTGGGAATGGTTTAAGGTAATGGCATATCCAACAGAAACAGAAGGAGCTGACGTAGAGATATTGCAAAAAGTTTCAGAAGAAACTGGATATAACTTTGATGATTTATGGAAAATATATGGTTATGAAAGTTCTCATGGAACACATCCAGATATGAATGATCCACGTAGTTCCTATCAGGGTCCTTTTCAGTTTGATAAAAGGTTAGCCGACAGTCTTGACATTGATAGGTATGATCTATATGAGTCTGCCAAAGCTTTTGTTGGACATCTTGATTATAGGAAGGATAGATTGCAGGCAAATATTAAGAATACCATTGGAGATTCTAGCTTTATTGATTCACTGGATCCAGCATTGCTCGATTATTTACTTCACCAACAAGGCGGTAAGGGGGTTGCAAGATTGGCAATTGCACATTCTGGAGATAGAAGGACTTATAATATGATAAGAAGCACGTTGTTAGCAAATTTAAGTGAGAGGCAGCAAAAACACTTTATAGAGAAGACTAGATCGCCTAAAGAGGCGTTAGAATATTGGGTAAAATCCCAAGAAGAAAATCTTAACAGGAGATAATAATGCCACCAAGACGAAAAACAAGACCTCAGAATATGGGGCAGAATAGAAATACACAGATGCGTAATAATGCTAGACGCCCAGGTACATTTCAGGGTGGAATTGGACAGGGAACAAATGTAGGGCCTCAAAGGCCAGGACAACCTCCATCACAAGGAATGCAACAATGCCCTCCAGGGCAAGAGCCTGGAAGAGATCCAAATACAGGTGCTCAGATTTGTAAACCAGCACAGGCTAATATTGCTGGTAATGTACCAGTTAATAATGCAGATAGAGCAATAGCTCCTAAACCAGGAATAAAACCTAAGGGATATTAATGGCCAAGCGTAAGGATAAGCAGGCTGAAAGAGTTCGCCAGATATTTAATCGAACGAATCAGTCTAATAGAATACAGTGGGAATATATAAATCAGAAAGCTCATGACTTTTCTAATGATAATCAGCTGACTGCTAAGGAAACCCAGGATCTTGAAGATCAGGGTATGCCTACATTTACTATTAATAGGATAGCTCCTGTTGTAGAGATGTTAAACTTCTATGCTACTGCTAATAGTCCTAGATGGCAGGCTGTAGCTGTAGATGGGTCTGATTCTAAGGTTGCTGCAGTATTTTCTGATATGGCAGATTATATATGGTCATTATCTAGAGGTGAGACATTATATGCTAATGCAGTAAATGATTCTATTACAAAGAGTATAGGATGGCTACATGCAGTAGTTGATCCTGATGCGGATAGGGGAATGGGAGAGGTAAGAATTGAACAACCAGAACCATTTGATATACATGTAGATCCTAAGAGTAGGGATATGCTATTTAGAGATGCTGCATTTATAATGATACGAAAGATCTTACCTAAAGCACAGCTTATTAAATTGTTTCCTGATAAAAAGGCTAAGATCAATAAAGCTTCTTCTAGTGAGAATAATGATTATAGTTATACAGAGAAAGCATATAATACATATCAGAAGGATTTTGGTTATAAAGATGTAGTGGAGGCTGATTCAGTAGATCCTGAGACTGGAGATACAGATATGCTGCTTGAATACTTTGAAATGTATGAAAAGGTTAAGATAGCATATATGAATGTGTTTTATCGAATACCTCCTACAGAAGATCAGATTAAAGAGATACAGGCTACTGTTAGTGCTCAAATAGAAGAGATTGCTGCTGAGATGCAAGTTCAGATGATGGAACAACAGCAACAACTACAGCAGCAGGTAGAAGCTGGGGAGATGTTGCCAGAGAGAATGCAACTTGAAATGCAGAAAGCTACAAAGCGTATGCAGGAAGAGATTCAGATGCAAAAGACTCAGATGATGAATGATCTAGTTCAAAAGGCTACACAGATAGATAATAAGGTTGTAACTGAGAAAGAATATGGTATTTTAGAGAAAGATCCTTCTTTTCAAAACATCTTACAAGAAGCAATACGTTTCCATGGCAATAGAATAAGGAAGGTTTGCGTTGCAGGTGATGCGACCCTGTATGATATCTTCTTACCCGACAATATCACGGAGTATCCATTAGTTCCATTTCATTATAAATGGACAGGCACTCCTTATCCAATCTCTGCAGTATCACCTCTTATAGGTAAGCAGAGAGAGATAAACAAGTCGCATCAACTTATGGTTCATAATGCATCTTTAGGTAGTAGCCTTAGATGGTTACATGAAGAAGGTGCAATAGATACAGATTACTGGGAGAAATACTCCTCGTCTCCTGGTGCGTTGCTACCAGTTCGTCCTGGATCAGTTCCGCCTACACCTGTTCAGCCAGCTCCTCTGTCAAATGCGTTTTTTCAGATAGTGCAGGAAGGCAAGAATGATATGGAATACTTAGCTGGCATTTATTCGTCTATGCAGGGCGACACTGGTTCGCAACATGAAACCTATAGAGGTATGCTTGCAATGGATGAGTATGGTACAAGGCGTGTAAAGCAATGGATGAAAAATGCAATAGAACCTGCTTTAAAGCAGTTAGGAGAAGTTGTAAAGCAATTCTCTCAATCTGTATATACAGCTCATAAAGTATTTAGAGTGGTTCAGCCTAATGCATTACAGGGAGATAAGGAAGTTCAGATTAATGTGCCTATGTATAATGACTTTGGAGAAGCAATAGGTAGGTTTATGGATTATGAAACAGCTAGATTTGATATACGCATTATTACTGGATCTACTCTTCCACTTAATAGATGGGCATATTTAGCAGAACTTAAAGATATGATGCAACTAGGTATAATAGATGACTTGGCAGTATTGGCAGAGACTGATATTAAAGATAAAGAGCTTATAGCAGAAAGAAAGAGTCAGTTAGCACAATTACAAGGTCAAGTATCTGGATTGGAGGAATCATTGAAAGACAAGGAGGGAACTATTGAGACTCTCGAACGGCAATTGGTTCAAGCAGGTATTAAAGGCAAGGTCATGCAAGCTGAAATGGAGATTGATAAACAGAAGAATCAAGTTAAAAATAAGACAGAGAAAGAATACCTGGAGACTCAAGCAAAGCAGAAACTTTTAAGAAACAGAATGTCTGATGAAACTGTAACTGCAAAGAAACAGGTTCAGAATGATATGAAGACTAAATCGAAGGAAATGGACTTGCAAATAAAAAGTGTAATAAATGACTTGCAGGCTACTAAGGAACCTTCGTAAATTACTGTGAATAACAATCTTAATAAGGAGAGATAATGGAAGACAATCAACAAAAAGGCAACCCAGAGCAATCTGGCTCCTCAACTGATTTCTTTGAAGCGCTGGAAGATAATGTCAATAGCGCTATACAAGATAATATTACAAACGAAGCCGAAGTAACCCAAGCTCCATCTAGTGGCCCCCAACAGGTAACCCACACACCAAGCGAGCAAGGCACTGAAGGTACCATTGATTGGGAAAAGAGATATAAAGACTCTACGCGAGAAGCTCAAAGGATGAATCAAGAGCTTCAGACCCTAAAGCCTTATGTTCCTGTTCTTAATGCAATGAAAAAAGATACTGGTCTTGTGGAACATGTAAGAGACTATCTTCGTGAAGGCGGCCAGCCTGCGAAAAGCTTACCAGAGAAGCTAGGACTTGATGAAGATTTTCAGTTTAATGCTGACGATCTAGCTGATCCAGAATCAGACTCATCTAAACTCCTAAATGCTCAGGTGGACACTCAAGTACAAGCTAGACTTAAACAAGTCATGGCTGCAGAGCGTCAGCAAACGCAGAAAGGCATGGCAAATCGTAAGCGAGCCGATGAGGCTAAGGACTTTCAGAAACGTCATAATATGACCCCTGAACAGTTCCAAACCATGATGGGCGAAGCAGGTAAGCGCAGAATAACCTTAGATGATATATATCACCTTTTAAATAAGGATAAGGTTAATCAGAATGTTGCTAATAATACCAAAGACGATATGCTTAAGCAAATGAAGAATGTCCGTAATATTCCGACAAGTGCCAGTGGAACCAACAGCGCCCAGGTCCAATCTAGTCCAGACGGAGACGTCTTTGATAAGATAGTAGGATCTGATGGTGACATAGATAACTTGTTCGGCTAGACAGTCTTTTAAATAGATCGCTAGCGAACTTTCATATGCCCTACTTGAAGGCTCCGAAAGAGCAGTTGATAGAGGGTAAACAGGAAAGGAGCATTCATGGCTGATTTTTTTCAGACAGGTGTGTACGGTGGATCTGGTAATAAAGATCTTACTGTAGCAGACCATACAAATGCTTTAGGACCTGGAACAAGTACCAATTTGATTACTGGTGATCTTCGAAGAAAATATAACTTTGGTGATCGTGTATCTGAATTGGCAATTGCCCAGGATCCCTTTTTCCGCTTTCTAAGTAAAGTGGCAAAAAAACCTGTGGATGACCCAGAGTTTAAATGGGCTGAAAAGCGCCCATCATTCCACAAACGCTATGCTTATGTAGGCTCAGTCTATGATGGATCGGCATTTGATGACGATTCAGATATGGGTGGTGCTAAGTCAGCAGGCGATACAATAAAAGCACGTATGATTGGTGATTATAAACACCAAGGTAATATTCAGAACGTATTTAATAATACTGCAAATGACTTTCAAATTGGTGCTTCCGGTACTATGCCAAAGTTCTTTTTGCCAGGTCATATTGTTAAGATACCAACAGCAGCTAGTGCTGGTGGTGCCGTAACTGATTATATTCTCGTACGTGTAAATACAGTAACTGAGTATACTGCAAATGGTTCTGCTAATGATGCAACAGTTACATCTTCTAACAATCCTGATATGGTTGAATTAAATACTACTGTAGTTAAGGCTGGATCTTCTGGCAATTCTCAGTATTTATCAGCTACTGCCAGTATTGATGATGGTGGTTCTACTGTAGTTGCTTCACAAAAGAGAATCCATGACCAGTTAGAGCCAATGAGATGTTATGTTGTTGGTAGTGCTTTCACAGAAGGATCTGGGTATCCAGAGACCTGGAAAGACCAACCATATGCAACTAACATTGGTTTAACTCAGATCTGGAAAACTAGTATGGCAATGACTAATACTGCTCGTGCAACTTCTTTAAAATATGACTCTAATGAATGGGCTCGTATTTGGAAGGAAAAACTTGTTGAGCACAAATGGGACCTTGAAACATCATTATTGTTTGGATCACAGTATACAGACACAACTAATGATATCAAGTATACTCAAGGTGCTGTAGATTATATTGTACAGTATGGTAATCAATTTAGTTTAGCTATCGCAACTAAGACAGCTGATGACTTCTTAGATGATATGTCTAACTATGTTGATCCTAGATACAATCAATCTACTGCAACATTGTTCTTCTGTAATACAGCAGTATATAACTGGTTACACAAGCTTGGTGGATACTTCAAGAATAATCTTGAGATATCTTCTAACTTCCGGTCAGATATGGCACTTACAGGTAAAAAGAAAGTCTTTGGTGTTGATATTTCTACATTTAGTACTCCTTATGGAGATATTAATGTAGCACGTAATATCCACCTAGACGGTACTAATGTTAAAATGATGGGTGTCAACATGAAAAATTGTGCATGGCGTCCACTTGTTGGCAATGGTATTAACAGAGACACTTCAGTCTACGTAGGAGTTCAAACTTTAGAGAACTCTGGGGTCGATCGTAGAGTAGATCTTATTCTAACTGAAGGTGGTATGGAATGGCAAATGCCTGAATCCCATGCTATCTGGACTTAAGGAGGTTTATTATGGCGATTCCTTTATATGGACAAAATGCAGATGGTGACAATCTTCAATATTCTGCAGATGGCAAAACTGGCTCTATTATTACTTGGGGCGATGCAGATGTTACTATTGAACCAGGTGATTTAGCTGGAGTTAAGACTAGCGTCTATTCAACAGCGGCAGCCACGGCATCAAGAACTCTCTATCTTCCCGATGCAGCTAAATGTAGCGGAAAAGAGATTGAGATCTATCTTGCTGTTGCAAGCGATGCAGAGCAGAATGATATTGATTCTTCTGCAGGCGGAGCTTTTGTAGGCGGTGTTTTATCAGTAGCTACAGCTACCGCATCTATTGTCCAGTCAAATGGCAGTAATACTATTTTAACTGTAAATGACAACATAGAACCGGGATCATGGGTTAAAGTATGGTCAAATGGTACTAATTGGTATGTTACTGGAACCATCCTTTGTGATGCTGCTCCAGCATTCAGTTAAGGAGGTAGATAATGGCTAGAGCAAAAATGGGTGCATCTTATGGATGGAATGGCAATTATGTTGAATCAGCAACAGCTAGTTTTAGTTTAGCAGTTGGCGATTCAGGTAAGGTCTTTGTCTTAAAAGATGCTGCTGTAACAGTTACTCTGCCTACATTGAGTGATATCGAAGCTGGATATAAAGTTACGTTAATATCTGGGGATGATAG